TTTGACCTGCATCCGCTCCTTGCCGTTGTATTCGCCTTTCTCAAGGATCACCCGGACATCCTCCCCGGCAAAGTCGGAGTCGTTCACATCCACCTCCTCGTTCTCCTCAAACGTCCTCCCGAGCGCGGCCAGACACTCCTGCGGTTTCCACGATGCTTTGTCAGAGAAGACCAAGTTGTCCCAAACGAAAGGACCATCCGAGCCATCCGGCAAAATGATCTTGAGCTTCAGTTCGATCTTCTCGTCCCCGGCGCCCGTGACACTCTCCTCAGCCGAAACGATGCGCGCTTTGTACTCGCCCGGTGGGATGATGATCTTCTTTGGTTCCTGCGGTTTGCTTGCTGTGAATTTAGGCATTGTCAGTTCTGTGTTTTGTCTCTTGTCAGGTAGGTTGTGGACGCCCCGGCTTGGAGCCGCCCGTGGGGGAATGGAGCCTGAACGCCTCCCAACTCCCACATATCGAATGCCTTTTTAGCGGAGACATTCCCAACCGCTTCCGCCAGTTGCTCGGGTGTTGCCCCGGCTTCTAGCAAATCTTTCGCACTGATCCACTCCGATCCTTTACGGGTGCGAAGTCCCCAGCCAGGTATGGTTTCTCCGGCCTCGATGCGCGCTTTGGCTGCGTCCTTGGCTTTGGTTTGGAAATCCTCGACAACCCGGCACGCTGTCAGAAACCGCCCGAGCTTCTCAGGATCCGCCAGGATAGGGCCGAGGTCGAAGGTTGGTTGTGCGACACTAAGAGCCGCATCCATGGCCTCCCTCCTCGCCACGCAAACCTCCTGCCGCGCGCACCAGTTGCAATAATCGCACACCACCGGACGTTTGGATGGCGACGACCAGCGTTCCCAAATCCTCTTAACTGCAAACAGCGCCTCCGCATAGGTAAACGACAGCCGCTTGACCGTGCGGGCATCCGCAAACAGTAGGTAGCAGTCCCATTCCCTGGCGTAGTGCTCGTCCATCAGCGCGAGTGCGTAGGCGGCCATCTGCGCCTTGTAATCCCGCACCATGCCCGACTTGAGATCTACCAGCACCCGGTCCTTGATGGATATTCCGTCCGCGGTTCCCTCGTATTCAAACACGTCACACTCAAAACCAAGTCGGCATGAGTCCTCGTCCGCCCTGATGTTGGGGGAGATCTCGAGTGCCATCTTCACCGCCCAATCCACCGCGTCCTCGTCCTCCTGGCTGAGTTTCGGAAGCAGCATGTCAGACTGTGCTTCGCCCATGATGCGGTCCCGAAACGCGTGATCCATTGCCGTGCCCCTGGCTGCCTCCGCGGATGGACTGCCGTTGTATCCCGTCACCGCTGCGGGCGCCTGATAACACGGACACTCCGCAAGTTTCGGAAGCGCAGAGGGTCTGAATTCCCGGTTCATTTCCCAGCCGCCTTTCTAACCGATGCGACAAACCGTTCGGGCATCGCCTTAATCCGTTCCAGCGCGTCGAGAGTCGGATGTCCGTCTGCCCCCACCATTCCCTTAGACCTCAGAAACTCCATCGCACCCGGCTCACGCAATGCCTCGGCCACGACATCCGCGGTTTCAACTGGTGCCGGCGCCTCCGTGGGTTGTGAGGTAGACGCCTGGACAATAGGCCGCAGTGCCTCGATGGTTGCCGGGATTTCCTGTTCCAGACCGTGGCGGTTCTTCGCGTCAAAGGCGGCCGAGTGTGTCGTGTAAATGCGGCGTTCCTTCCCTCCGATGCCGCGCGCTTTTCCAGATTCCTTCTCTGCCGTCTTGGTCAAAAAGTTGATGAACAACACCGCATCGGCCCACTCTTTAACCAGGGGAGAAACGGCCTTGCTCATCTTCAGCTCATACCTGTCCCACTCCGCAGCCTGATCAGGGGCGCTGAACTTGACCACCTTGCTATGTGCCAGGAGCACCACCGACTTCCCACCCCGCACGATCCCGTCCAGTGCAATGAGGAGCCGCTGCATTTCCTCCGCAACCATCACATGCCCCTTCCCAAACCCAAAGTCCTCGATGCTCTTTTTGCCTGCGCTCTGGATGATGTGCTGCGCCGCCAGCTTCTCCGCCCAGTCCGTCGTATCGATCACCAAGGTTGAAAACTCCTGCATTTTGTGCACCGCCGCCACGCCCTCCAGAAGCGCCACCCAGGATCCGATTTCCACCCGTGCAACGTCGAGCTGGGAGGTTGAACCCTCGGTGTCCAGAAATAACGGGTTCGGCCACTGTGCCGCGAGTGTTGATTTGCCTACGCCCTCGGGTCCGTAGAGCACCGTTTTTTGTGGGCGCGCGATTGGCCCACGTTTGATCTGCATCATGTGTTTTGTGTGTGTTGTCCGCCCTGGTCAGCGGGGATTTATTGCCAGCCCGCCGTTGTTGGCAGGGAAACTCTGTAGAATTCATTCCCGACCCCACGACCCACCCGATTTTGGACGTTATTGCCGCCCATCCTTCGCTCGTATGGACGCGTTTTTATGTCCTCCAGCGGAACCCCGGTAATAATGCGCTCCTCGGCGCCGTCTCCACCGCAAGCCCGCACCCTCGCCATGTATTCTGTATACCCGATGTCCACGAGCGCCTGTGCCAGCAAATCAGGATCTGGGTTGTCCGTGCTGTGAGTCCGCACCCACCCCATAAACTCGAGGGTCTTGGTGTACAGGTGCGAGTATTTGTCCCACCACACTATCCGCGCGACCCACGGCTGAAGATCCTTCGGGAGTGTGCGGATTTTCTCGGCGACCTCCGCGGGGGTATTGTCGGCCATTGACCAGGCGAAAACACCGTGAGTGTGGAAACTCATTTGCGGAGCCAGATGGTTGCGGCCGCGGTGAATGCCAGGGCGAGGATCCCGGCAGCTATCCATTTCGCGCTTTTCATTCGGCCCAGTGCGTGAAGGCTCGGTAAGGGGAAATGTCGCGCCACCGGTCCAGCGCCTTTTGCTTTGCCCGCCGGTCCGCCCAGGAGCACAGCAGCGACAAAGCGCGATACATTGCCATGCCGCACAGGGATCCCATCAGGAACACGATTGCGACGTCCGCTGGGGAGAGGGTGAGTGTGTCCATATTACTTGCAAGCGGGGGTTGAGTAGATCACCTCGGAGTCATCGGACACCACCCAGGAGACGCCTTTGTAGTCGGGATGGCCTGAGTTGCCCCAATCGGCAAACGCGGTATTGGCAAACACCATCGCCTCATCACGCGTCATGTTGGATGCAACTGTGTCACCATTTTCACCTTGGCTCCAAGAGACCGAGTAGATGGGGTTCGCGCAGACGACATACCAGCCGCCCCCAAAGATAGTGTCGTTTTCAAACTCGAGGTTATCGATGTTGTGGAGGGTGCCTCCAACTCGGACCGTGAAAGAGTCGATTTCGACCTCCACGTTGCGCCGTTTGAGGAAGCCGTCGTCATCGTAGAGTTTGCCAGTGAGGATGGTGTGTGTAGGGAGCATGGTGTGTGTTTTTTTGGTTTGTCTTCGGCGGGATTGCCGTTGACGAGAGCAAGTCCTAACAGGCGAAAAACCGAGGTCCAGATTTTTTTTCAGTTTTTTTCAAGGCGCCGTTTCGTCGGGCGGCGGGCACGCGCGCAATTCAAATGCATGATGCTCCTCGATGGCATCCTCCCACTGGATCCGGTAGCCAATCCCGGCCGGGTGGAAGATGATGGCAATCACCTGACCGACCGCATCCTCTTTGAGCCTCCGCCTCACAAAGTCCCCGATCTCGAATTCCACCTTATCCGCGCGCGCTTTCATCGAGCTTGTAGTGCGGGATGTGTTTGGCGCCGAAAGCTGTCTGGATTTTGAACACCCGCATTTCGACTCCCTTTCCAATTTTCGGAACGATCAACTGATTGCAATACGGCCGAGAAAGCCCTGTCTGCTCGACGATTTGTCGCATCGAAAACCATCCGGAAGGAACATCCTCTGATGTGTGTCGAAGCTCGGTTAGCCGCTCGAGGAATCCGTTTAGACCGGCAGTCTCCACGGTGTGTTTTTGCTTTGCTCGTGTAGCCATAAAACAGCCTGATCGTCGCTGATCTCGCCCCACACGAATCCCTGCGACCATGAGAGAGTGGCGCGCCGCGTGTTTGCGTAATCCATCGCGCCCATTGTTGTCAGCGTGCCAACACAGTAAGCGGTTGGATTGTCTGCCCGCCGCCCCTTCGCAACAGCCGCCCGGTGTGAGTGCGCGTGGACGCAAAGCCCGAATGCTTCCGCGTGATCTCGTGTCGCATTTTCCGAGTAAAACACCCCGTGCATCGCTCGCACCGGCCCAAGCCGAACGTCCTGCCAGATGCCGTTGTACGTCGCGAGCCGTGCCTTGAGTTTGCGGGCCTTCTGTTCAATCCCCCGCACCACCGCCTCCGCGCAACTTGCCACGATTGCGTTTGTGGATCCCATCATGCGATAGACGCGAGCCTCGTGGTTTCCGCAAAGGACATGGGTGCATTTCAACTGCTCGAGAAACGCAAGACCCGCGTCAACGTCCGGTGCGATTGGCTCGCTCTCATCGCTGGTCCCGCGCGCCCCGGATCTGAAAGCGGTCGTGTCCATGAAATCCCCGAGATGCACCATGAGCTGCGGCCGCCAGTTGTCCCTCATTTTCAACACCGCATCCACCGCGGCCGGATCAACATGGATACCGTGCGAACATCCAATAAACAGCGCCCGCCTCCACCGTTGGACGATTGCAGCCATCAGACAATGGGGATCCCGTTTGCGTGGCGCCGATTGAACTCAGCCAACACCGCGGCCCCAGGCATCCCCGCAGCCCATCGCGGCCGGAGTTGGAAGTGCGGATAGTCTGGCAAGCGGTCCCAGTGTCCGCCCCATTCCAGCCCGAGGTTGGATCCGATTTTCCCGGCGGCCATGTACTGGGGAGAGTCTGGCAGGTACTCGCGCCCCTCAAAAATCCCGATGTCAAAAGCCAGCCCGAAGTTGTGCCAGCTTTGACCAGGCTTTGCGTGCGTGACAATCGGCCCCGGACGTAGGCGCCCTTTCGCGTAGATTTCCGCCTGTTCCTCTAGTGTCCTCGTGCCGCAGATAATCCGAGCACCAACACCGTCCGACCAGCACTCTTGGAGGAACCGCCGCGCGATAGTTTGCAACTCAGGGACAAGCGTTGCGATGTTTTTTTCCGAGCGTTCATCCGCTGTCCACCCCGTCTCTTTCGCCGGGATCACCACAGCACCGCAGATCTCCCGGTGAATTGCGCCCCACGTCAGCGGTCCCGCCTGCCCATCCTCCGCGAGTCCAAGCTTCCGCTGCACCTGCCTAATTTGTTCGGGGATCGTCATGCTCTAAATCGTTGATGATGTGCAGCAGCCGTCCTACGAATCGCCTCTGGTTGCCGTGAAAGCCGAGCGTGTCAGCCTCTTTTATCAGGCCCGGAACCCGGCTGGCTCTCGTCGTCACGCACCCAGGCGTCAATCCCAGCAGCGTTCCGATTGTGATCCACCGTGCGGCTCTGGCGCTCCATTTCATCTCGGATTTTGATGATCAGTTCGCCCAGTGCTGGGATGGCGAGGAGAAGCCGGAGAACCAACCCAATCATTTTTTGTCGATGTGAAGCCCAAGGTGCTTGAAAAACCCGACCACTTTTTCCAACACGGAATCATCCGCGGGCGTCGGTGTGAGTTTCACGATCAGGCGCGCGGCCAGCATCACGGCCACTGCGGTCTCGACGATCTGTTGATGGTGCGTGGTTACAAAAGCGATGATCTCTTTCATGGTGCGGTCCTCATGTGTTGTTCCGAAAATGGACAGTGCGTAGCCGTGCAGTTCTCGTAAATCTCGAGCCTTCCCCTGGCGTGCCCGTGATCGGCCTTGAGGTCTTCAATCTCCTTCCGCAACCCGCGCCTGTCGGCCTCGCATTCCTCAGACTTCGCCCACAGTTTTGTCACGGCCCACACGAGCGCTGTGGTGGTTGCGCTGAGTCCCGCGAGGAGTGCCTGCTCGATGCTCATGGATTAGGTGTAAGACAGATTGACGATGACCTCGTTGGCCGGGATTGCGGTGGTGTCTGCGTCCGCCGGATTAGCCGTGATGCAATAGGCAATCCCTGTGCTCAAGCGGATTCCCGAGGCTCCGCAGTCAATCGTCCGCAAGCCCGCCGGAGGAATGAGGAAGGTGAACACCGGGACGTCAGTTCCGACCGTGGGCGCCGATGCTTTGTTGATCAGCTTGAGGTAGTAAGATGTGGTAGCGTTCGTGTTGCTGATGTGCAGGGAGTTGATCGTGCCTGCCGAGGTTTTCACACTCGTGGCGTTGGTCGTGTTTGCCGCGATCAGCTTGTGGTATGTGCTCGCGCCCTGACTTGCGGATGGCGCAATGTTCATCGTCAGCGTGGCGGCCTGAGCGACGTTAACAGGCACACCCGCCACACCGTCAGTCGTCGGCCGCGGAGTAAATTCCACTCGCTCCCGAATGTAGTCAAAGATCCGGATGAACGAAACCCGCAGGTCTGTCCGTTTGATCGTGGCGCCGCCGATGGTGCTGGTGGAGCCGATGGTGACTGGCGGTGTGGTCCCGGCAATGGGTTCAAAAACTACAGTAGCCGACGTGATGTTCTGGATCCGATAAACACCATCCACCAGCAGATCATTTCCGGTCGAATCGCGGAACCCATAAAGGTTCACATAATCCCCGATGGTGGCTCCGGTGAAGGCGGCTGAATAAACGATGGAGACGAGCGAATTTGCGGCCGAAATTGTGACAGGGTAAAGCGTGATGACACCCGTCAAGGCCGCATTGCCCTGGGCGCGCGCCATCATGCCGCCGTATCCGGTAGCGGTGCCGCTGCTCCCCCAGGTGATCGTGATCACGGTTGGCGAAACCACAGAAGTCACCTTGGTCGGTGTCGTGATGTTCGGGAAATTGACGGAGGAACTCGCACCGTAGGCCACCAGATAATCATCCACCGTAAGGCCGTGCGGCGCGGCAAACGTGACCGTGGCGGTGGCGCTTCCAGACTTAACGATGCTCTGCGTGATCCCGACCGGAACCGTCAGCCCCTTGTTATTGGTCGCCCGGATCCGCAGTTTGTAGCTCAGGTCAGGGTTCGGGCAAATGGAGCTGCGGGTGGTGGCGCTGCCTGTTCCTGTTAGAGAGTCTACGGGTCCGGAGTGCCACTGCACGCGATCTGCCGCAAAGTTGAGCCTAAATTCCGATGTCGGCAGGAATGAATAAGCACCAGCCGCATTGATCGATTGAACCGAGTTGGTCGTCTGGATCGTCGCGCTCTGATTGCCGTTTGCCGTTCCGCTCGCCAGAGCATCACCGGACGC